ATTACCCAATTGATAGTTGCCTTCCTGAGTTTATCAAGAGAAGGACTGATGTTATACCCCAGCTCAGTATGAACCAGACTATTGGTAGCCACATGAATTTGTTCATCTCTGGAAATATCAGCGCTGACGGTTCTCATCCCAGCGTCACCATTAAAGCGGAAGAATGGTAAAAGAACGAAGAAAATCGCACGCTCGGCAACCATCGCTTTGGTGATCGTATGATCTGGATGTGCCTCCCAAGCGGTCTTAAGCCGAAGGGCTTCCTTTTCAGCTTGCGGATCAACACCGTAAGCATTGGCGATGTAACCAAGTGCGATGTCATGGTTTTCTTCATCTTTAACGTTGGATTCCAGTATTTCACGGGCCAACGTTGGTACTTCACTATTGAGGGCATTGGTGATAAAATCTCCCACAGGCAGTTCCATATGTCGCAATGCAAGAGCACGGAAGATTGCTTCCTCCGCGCCCTCTTTGCATGTACCAGCAGTTGTCTGTACTGGTGTCCATTTGCGCTTCCGCGCCATCATCTTTTCGTAAGGGTTCATTCTGCACAATCACATTGAGGTTCTGGTGTGTCCTCAAGCAGGCTGTTCAGATAATCATCGACTTCACTCTCTTCGAGAGCAGCATACGCGCTTGACTTATCTTGAACGTCGCCCATAACTTGGAGACTATAATAAAGAGAAGTCTGGGGCGATTCAAGCCACTCTTGGATAAACGCTTCATCATACGTGACCACATCGGACCACGAGTTGAAGCTGTAACCATGTAGAAGTCCAGTCTTGTTAAGTAGAGTCATGATGCCATCGGCAACACGTTTGTAGGCTTCCCAGCCCACCTTAGAGGCGATCTCTACGTCACCGTAGTTGTATGTTTGTACTCCGAAAGTACCTGAGTCGCGATCAACTGTCTGCGAGATAGGCGGAGCGATTTCTGGAGTGCAAGTATAGCCATCCAGATCTGTGCTTCGATAACTGCAGGAGGCAGTTGGCGCAATAGCAAAGGCTCGAACCATTTTAGCGTTGCGAGCAATGCTGGCTGCAGACTCAATGCCAGCGTTAATTTGGGTGACAAGTTCATAGGCTGCAGACCGTACTGATTCTCCTTTGTTGAATTGTTCCAACGCACGTCCAAACTGGTCATACGTTACTCCGTATCGACGAAGTAGGTTAGCGAGTCCGAGGATACCGAGCCCCACTTGTCGGTCAGTTTCGCTAGGGAGATACTCTCCGCTGCTGCCGACACCTGTCTTACCATGGAGTTCGCACAATTGGGACATACCTTCAGTAAAAGCGTTAGGGATGTCGTCGAACTCACAGGCACCGAGATTGACATGTTGGAGTAAACAGGTACCTCGTGAGGGCAGGTAAACTTCAAGGCAGACATTACCTCGGATTCGATTTCCTTCATTGTCGTATTTTACTTTGTTGAGCCAAATGTCACCTGATTTAATACCGAAGAGAATGTCCTCCTTAAACGTACACCTCTCCCACCACTCATCGGTGATGTTGATGCAACGTTTAACCCACGGTAGCTCGGATCTAGGAGTAGAAATAAATTCACGAGCATCAGGGTGGCTAAGGTCCAAATGACATACCACCGCGCCGTTCTTGTAGATACCCCCACGACGAAGGATTTCATTTAGTGTTGAGTAGATTTTAGCAAAGGAGACCGGTCCAGATGCAACCAATCCTTTTCCATTTTCTTCACCTCGGGGTCGCAATCGCGACAGGTGTACCGCGCAGCCTGCTCCGAAACGTAGAGCATGTGATACAAATCGCCAGCTTGCTTCAATTCCATCGGGTCCCTCCATTGAGTCTTCGACAGTGAATACGGTGCACGAAACCGGTAGGCGGGACGTTGGGTCATCGATCCAAGATTGGACACGTCCCGTGCGAGAAATATAAGATGCGGTCATGGGTTGATAAGGTCGTTCAATACAGGTGGTTGGTAGTTTGGTCCTTTGAGAACCTTGCCGTCAGCACGGCGAATAGGTGTACCGTCTAATCCTAGCTTAGACAGGTTGCTTCTGTGGACGCGATCCAGCGCTTCCTCCAGATCCCACTCCATATTCTCAGCATATTGAAAGCAAACATACACAAGGTCTGCAAGTTCTTTCAGTTCGTTTTCGTAAGGTTCGTTGTGAAAAGCACTACGGAATTCATTGTACTCTTCATCGATCAAACCCAGTTGCATAGTCCGGTTGTCCGGCGTATTCTGGATCCCATACGCTGAACGGAATTGAATTGCTTGATCGCTCAGACTGTTCGACCTGCAGTGTTGTGTGTTGGAGTTCATTTTCAAGGTAGTGGATAGCCTTTTTAAGATCTTTCTCTTTCGATTCAGAAGACTTGTAACCGGCTCTGCAAATATATTTAATAGCACAGCCAAGATGATAGTTTAAATCCCAGTCTCGGATTGCATCCCAGCATTCGATTGATCCTCGGGTGTAGTAGTCGGGTGAAAAGTGGGCCATTTTTTAACTAAGTTACTGACGGTATTGGATAGGACAAAGTTTTGCTTTTGCAATGCAAGGAAGACAGTAATGATGTCCTCCTTTGTTGCATCAGGAAGTAGATCGTTTAGCCTTCTCATCTTTAGATCCTGCTCCATCGTCAATTCGATAATCGGCGGCGGGGGTCCAAAGAATTGGCTGTTGCTTGTGGAAGTCATAGTCAGATGCTGTGAGGATCTTTGCAAGTCTTGCATTTTCGAGGGCAACATCTTCCGAAAGATCTTTGTCAGCAAACGCTTGGGTGACAGTCTTCCAAGAATACCCCTTCTCTTCAAAGAGGGTGATTGCACGTTTAACACCAATACCGGGACAACCGGCGTAACCATCTGTCTGATCTCCTGCTAATGTTTGTATAAGGTGCCACTTCTCTCCCTCTGCCTTTTCCACATTCATCATTTCTGACATGTCAAAGAGGCGACCAGGGATTTGGCGCATGTCCTTATCGGGTGAGCAGATGCAGCACTTGCCACTGTTCTGTGTAGCATAAATACCCAAGGCATCGTCAGCCTCAAGCGTTGGCATGATTACAACTTTGTACTCAGTCTTGAGTCGGTTGATCACACGTTTGTAACCGCAAGGTTTCTTACGATTGCGATGCCCTTTGTATGCGGGCTGGATAGATTTACGAAAGTTTACACTATCGCTAAAGAACAGAATTAGTTCAGGTACATCCCAAAGAAAATTGTTAATGATCTTGAGAAGCTCACGCTTGACAGCAGCATAGGCTTCGCTGAATTTACTTGTGACTAGAATTACATCATCACCCCAATCAATTTCTGTTTCGGTAGCAGCACAGCATTTGTAGACCACGTAATCGGCGTCTACAAGTAACTTCACCTACCTTGTCCTCGGTATGCTTTCTTACCACGCTTGGGTACAGAGTTACGTCCTTGTCCTTGGCGGGTTTTCTTTGCGACTGATTTAATCTCAGCCTTGTTCTTTTTGCTGTACATTAATGGGTTTCACTCCAGTTGTTTCCGTGTGTTGCTTCCGCGTCGATTCGGATGCGCATGTTGTAGTACTCCCCAGCCGCTGTAGCGCTATATACCAGGGATGTAGATAGGTCTCCGACGTGCTCAGGGGCACACTCGAATTGTAGCTCGTCATGAATAAATCCTAATTGAGCAGCACATATCTGTGCCTCTCTCATTGTATCTTGGTTGATTACCATCCAACGCTTCGCAACCACACCGGCTCCTGACTGGAGGCAGTAGTTCAAAGCTTTGTGAGGCGAGTCAACGTTAACTTTTCGTCCATCGATAGACTTGATGAACCCTCTTTCTGCAGCTTGTTTAATAGCTTTGAGTAGGCCATCCAATCCATCAACCGCGTCCACATACGCGGCACGAATCTCTTTACCTTTCTTTTTTGCAGCGCTGGTTGATAGCTGTTGGTCATAAGAGTGTCCGATTTTTTCGTCACCTGCACCGTATAGAAAAGCGTAGGTCACGGTTTTCACTTGTCGCCTTGAGATTCCAATCTTGTCAGCATTGATCTGATGGATGTCATCCTCAAGTAATAGTTTTGCGTATCTTCCTCCGTCATACCGTGCAAGATAATGAGCGAGCATCCGAAGCTCAATCCCGCTAAGATCAGCGCCGACCATACGTAAACCCGGACTTGGTATAAAGAGTCTTCTAAATCTTTCATCTGATGGGACTTGCCCGAGGTTGGGATTACGGTGAGCACAGCGAAAAGTATTAGTCGCTACACTACAATGGTGGTGAATTCTTTTAGCACTCGTACTCAACTTCAGCCAGGCGTTCGCGCCTTCGCTGATCATTCCAAGCATCTTCGTTATCGTCAAAATCCGGAGGAACATCGTCGCTACTTCCGAATTCATCTCCTTCAGGATCACCTCGTCGATAACAGGTTTCCCAGTAGTTGTCTTCTGGCTTGGAGTCCAGCCATAGAATTGTTGCAAGATCCATGATATATGATCCCGTGATGATGTGTTGAGTTCTTTCAGTCGAGTAAAGGGTGCACCCTTGACATATCCTTGCGTGCGGTTATCTCGTTTAGGAGTGAATTCCGATCCTCGGACGAAAGGGTGCCGGTTTCGTAGTAGCTCTTCAGTTTCTCGTAGTTCTCTGGTGAGAGAAGATGCAAGTTGCCATGCAGCGTTCTCATCAAAAGACCATCCATGAATCTCCTGCTCCGTAAGGATTTGTTGTACTTCGTGTTCTAACGCGACCCATTCAGGTAGGGTTGGAAGTGTTTCCATAGTTTGGTGGTAACGTGAACGTCTTGTATGCAATAGTCTTCCATTTCCTGGGACCAATCTGTCCAATTAGAAGTGGAACCGTAGTCACCTTTACGTTCATCTAATCTGTAGCCGTAAGATTCAAGTGAGTGTTTACCGTACAACTTAAGAGGCATACCATCCCAGGTACGATTCTTATCCAAGTTGATCATGTCGGGGTGGTAGAGTCTGCTAAGGAGTAGAGTATCGACCATATAAGCAGGCTTACCAAACCAAGGGTAAAGTTTGCGAATAACAGGTATGTCGTAGCCAATAATGTTGTGACCAATAATCCTGTCCGCGTCCTGGAGTCTTTGCAAGCCTCTTGATATTGGCTCACTGGACCCTGTGTCATTGTACGCAATCGTCTGATCTGTCGAGAGATCGTGGATAGCAAGGCAGTGGATGGTACTAACATCATGCAGTAGACCGTTTGTTTCTATGTCAAAGATTAGACTCACTTCCCATTCCATCTGAACGTTTTATCTTTAAATTGTGCACGTTCGATAGCTTGAGTAGTAGGTGGGTTAGGTCGTTTAAGTTCAGAAGTCTGTTGCTGCATTGAACTCTGGTTCTGGTTGAGTTTCATAGAATTTACAGGTAGGGAGATCATAACTTAGCTGACAGGCTACTCCAGTTTCGCCCGAATAACGATTTTTAAGGATTCTAACAGTCGTAGAACCTCCAGCTTTGTCGGATTGTTGATCTCTTTCCAATCCAATACACGCGTCGCTGAGTTGAGCGATTGCAGCAGATCCGCGCAGTTGTCCGAGCGTGACTCGTGCTCCTTCTTCATGATTTTGATCCGATGATGTACGTTTGAGATGTGATACCAAGAACAATGCTATGCCTGTACGCTCCACGAGCGATCGAAGCTTAGTCATTGTAGTATCAATCATTCGCCGTTCGTCTCCGTCAAGCCCAGAAAGGAGGATGGAGAGGTGATCCAAGAAAATGATTCTACAGTCGAGACCTGATGCCAGGTACTCAATCCGATTATAGATAACATCAGGATCGTAGGAGCCGAAACCGTCAAACAAATAAAGGTTCCAATTAGCCATCGTAGCGTCGAACGCCTGAACAAGATCTTCGTGAGTATGTTCACCCAAGTGTAATGATTTACCGACATGGGAACTCATCAACCCTAGGGCTGTACGACGGTTGGATTCTTCCAACGCCAGATAACCGACCCGCTCCCCCTTGTCAAGAAGGTTAGTTGCAAGTTCACGACAGAAGCTGGATTTTCCGATACCAGATCCTGCAGTGATTGTAACAAGCTCTCCATATCTGATCCCGTGAAGCTTTGTTTGTAGTCCTTGAAATGGGTAGTCATGATCTGCAGCTGGTGATGGTGTGGTTACAAGATCTAAAAGAGTTTTGCCATCGACAATGCCATCAGGACGGAACGGTTTGGCGTCCCAGATAGCTCGGCATACAGCGTCTGAGTCATTAGCTTGGAGTGCGTCTGAGGCATCCTTGTAGTCGCCCTGGAGGTGGGCAATCTTGACTTTACCAGGTGGTAGTACACTAGCACACTCTTCAGCGGCTTGGCGACCTGGTTCGTCATTGTCGTAAAAGATAACAATCTCATCGTAGCCTTGCAGCAATGGGAGTTGTTTCTGTACAGCCTTCTTTGCACCAGCTGCACCAGATGGTACGGAAACCATCGGCCAACCTGGCATACATTCTGACCCACTAGCTGCATCCATCTCGCCTTCAAAAATGACGATACGTTTACCAGTAGTAGGGTAGAGATGCTGCCCGAAGAATGTACCAGGCACCTCACCCTCATACGAGAATGATTTGCCCTTTGTCTTTACCTTGGCACCTTTGACGATGCCTGATTCGTCATGATAGTAAAAGCGGAGCTTATCACCATCACGGTATATTTTGTACTTCTCACATACTTTCTGTGAGAGGTTACGCTTCTGCAGCCTTTGGGCTGAGCCTGTTATGTTCACACGTTTGGTTTCGTGAATGTGTAAAGAAGGTTCACCATCACCGTGCGTATAGTGATGGCAAACGAAGCAGTATGTGTGACCGTCATCATAGACACTCTTGGCATCTGACGATCCACACTCCTCACATGGCTCATGAAATAAGAATTCAGATGAGCCAGTCGAGGGGGATGTTTTGGAATGATGTCCAAGGGATGTCATGCTTATCGCACCACTTAGCGTATGTAGTTTTAGATTTCTTACTGATCTTATTGTATGGAGCCTGAAAGACCATACGCAAGTCAAGGTGTGGATTTAACTCCTTTACCGCCTTAATTTTACGTCGGTCAGCAGGTTCCCAATAACCCTTACATTCCAGCACGACACCATTGGGTAACACGAAGTCAGGTGTGTAGACATGCTGGATAATGTAACGGACTCTAGTTGTTTCGTACTCGTACTTGACACCAAGATCGACAAGCAGATCAGCTACCTTTTCTTCGAGCTTGGATCGAAAAGCCATCAGTCGTCAATCCCTTTCTCAATGATCTCCTCTACAATCTCGCTGATAGCACGACGCATCTCATACTTGAAATCGTTGCGGTCAGCTTTGTAGCGGGTAGCAGTGAGTTCAGGGAGGTTAACGGTTAGTGTACCTTTGTACAGCCCAGTGGCTGCATCTTTTTCAGTAATAAATTCAATCATCAGAAGTCGTCGTCAGAACCAGGAAGAACAGTAACAGCAGGATCGTTAGCTTTGAAGCCTTCAGTCTTGCCAAACAAGGCAGCTACATCTTCAGCAGCCATATCGCCAGTGTCTACACCAGCTCCTGAATTGAGAGACACCAGTTGTACACCAACCAGTTTAAGACTTGTTCCATAAGTGACGCCATCCTTGAGGATGTACGGCTTCTGATAGAACGCCAGCTTAACTGTGCTACCAGAATACATGGGCGTATTCTCGTCTGTGACAGGTGTGCCTTCGGTATCGACGACAGGCGGTCGGTTCTCTTCATTCCAGCTGAACTTGACTTTGTACTGATTGTCTGCAACCTCTTCCCAGGGTTCAGGCTTTAGCACAGAACGCTTAGGATTCTTGAGTTTACCTTGTGCCCACTGCAGTGATTCCTCACGGTCAGTTTCAAGGGCGTCAACCATGCTGCCATCAACAAGGGCAGACAGGGAATAACCGAACTTACTCGGTTTCAGTACAGCTTGATAACCTTCGAGGATCACAGGCTGTTCAGTTTTGTGGATAGTACGTGGCATTAACAGAAAAAATAAGTGGATTCAATCACGGATTCCGGTTCAAGGTCTCCAATGATCGGTGGTTCAGTCTCCGCTTCTATTTGGTCAGCGAAGTCTTGCAAGTAATCATGCTCTGCGAAGAGGTGCATATATGTCTCTCGTACAATTGCACTGAGAGAAGACATGTCAGTAGCACGACACAATACAGAGTCATGAATGAGAGCGATCGGTGCGTCGAAACGAAGCGCAGAAAAGTGGAGCAGTGATGCATCGAGTGAGTGAATTAGATTCGGCGCAGTTGCATTCTTATGGTGTTGCTTATCAACCTTGTCAGATTCATCAACAGCAACCTTCAATCTACAACGTCCATGAAGCTGTAGCTTGATCTCCTGTGTTTTTCTTTTCATGAGCTTCTGGGTAACAACAAAACCAGATGGTGTGACCCACGATAGTTCTGTCTTACCCCTATCAATTGCCTTAGCAACCTCAGACTCAATCCAAGACATGACAGCCATGGGACCAGGTACGACCTCATCCATAGCATTTCTAACAGCAACAACTGTCTTTGTCAAGTCGTCTTTGTCAATCTCAACACCCTTCTCTTTTAGTGCGTCCCTGATGTACCCACGGTTACTAAACGGTTTAGCATTGTAAGGTACCGTCATCACAACCCTTTTGACAGTTTTTCTGTCCATGTAGGGTTGGATAGATTTAGGGCAGTAAGGTGTAGCAGTTTGAGCTACTACCTTGTAAGCATCTTGTGGACGATCAGATGGAAGAACGTTGACTAACTGAGCAGTGTTACGATCTCTGGCTAAACCTGCCAGTATCTGTAGACCACTACAAGTAGCATCTGTAGCTATCATGCTGTGTGTAAAGTGACGATCACATTTTAACACACAATGATAATACTCATCACACGCTGCAAGGAACTGCCAGGGCTCGTCAGCAGTTTCCCATTTGTGAATGTGTGAGACGGGATCAGAAGCGACACAAGATATAAAATGTGTGTTGTTCTTTACCCATTCCAAACGTTCAGCCATGGGAGCTTTATCAAGACCATATGTTGTGGCTACTTGAAATGCTAACCAATCCTCTGCTTCTGGTGTCATATAAGACCCCTCAGCAAATACTAACAAACTTTTTCCAAAGTCTGTATCTTGTGGTGTGAGGAATGCAGGAATCGGATATGCTCTTCCACGGTAATCAAACGACCACGGAATGTAGAACTTATCTCGTTCCTTGAACCTAGCAACAGCTTCCATCGTCATGCGTGTTCTACATGACTTCCTAAATTCTTGTGCTTGTAAGTTGTGAACCTCAGCACAAGCTCTTCTGTATGCTTGACGAGACTCTTTGTTCTCTTCAATATCTACAGGCTTGGGTGGTAGTTCATGATGAACGATAGGGAGAAACTTACCAACAGCTCGTTCCAATCTATCTAGCTCTTCCGCTACCCCTACAATAAAGGGGTTTAATCGGTAAGCAACCTTCTGAATCTTGTTCAGAAAACTCAAAGGTTTATCCCCCTGTATACGGTGGCCCGTACCCCGTCGAACCATGTCATGACCACGCATCACCTCGTTAAGGATGTAACCCCCGTGCCTATCATTTTCCCAATCATTTGGTTCAATAAGCATAGGCCATGCAAGTGGGCTGAATAGCTCAGCATCTCTCATCACTGCGTCCTTGATTTCTAAGAACGCTGGAGTTGGGATAACATACTGAGCACTTTTGCGTCCCTCTCGTCTCTCATCCTTGTCAAACCAGCCACTGCTTTGCATGATACAGTCGAGCAACCAGCCACCAAGTTTGATACGATTCGCACGCCCCCATGCATCCCACTGTTTTACATTGTAACGGTTCATAAGGGTGCGAACAACAACTAACTTCTGTTGTGTTCCAATAGAACGATGCCAATAGTTATCTTTTAATGTTTTGAGAAGACCAGGTGCATGTTTTTCATAGTGACGCATTTGACACTCTTGTTCAACAGCAACGCCGATGGAATCGCATACGTTTGTAGCTAAACTGCTTTTTTCTTTGTATGAGAACACCTTGTCAAATGTAACCTTGACGGCGATAGCTGCAGCAGCAAGTGGTTCAACATCACTTAGGTATTGCTGTATTTCTCTGAATGCTATACCAGCGTTACCTTTTCTCAAACGTGATGTAGTTGCTTCAATACGTGCCACCACAAGAGGCAGCAAGGTATCAATAGAAGCAGCTCCATACACACTAGCAGACGCATACTCTTTGCCTTCTAAGTCGCGTGTGTTCTTGTGTAGTTTCTTTAATCCTTGAGCAATCGCATCACGCTCAAGTTGTATCTGTTCATCAATCTGGGCTGGTGTAGGCAATAGGCTCCTCTGCGTCCGTGGTGAATGTGGAATCGAGATCGTAGCACTGAGTCAGCTCAGGGTAGATCTCACTAAGTTCTTCAAATTGTTTAATCGAGATAATGCTCATCAGTAACAGGTGTAACGTGGCGGATTTGATCTTCAGTGACAACAGTAAATTCTACACCCTCAGCCATAAGTAATCGGATGCGTTCTTCTGCTGCGTGTTGTTTTTGGTAGACAAACTCTTTGACTTTGCCTTTGTTGGTGTTAGCGCGGATGATACAACAAACAGAGCTTGGGATCTCCCAGCCGCGCAGCTTCCAGTCTTCAAATTCCTCCCATGTGGGAGTTGCTAGGAAGTCTTCAGGCATCTCATTCCATGCCTCCCAATTGTTTGGGTAATACTTACCACTCATCACATAACCTCACATCTAGGACATTTTGACTGCCACCGGACAACTCAGCAGCAGCCCATGCAGCGTGCTCTGAATCGGGTGCTAAAAGATAGCGCACCTGACTGTCAGTCGTTGTTTTGTACTCGTACTCTTTTAGTTGTGGTTTTTGTAGCACGGCTTGTAGTTGGGTTGGTGGTGTACGTTTCGCGGGATGCTAATTCTTTATAGATGTCATCCCATCTGTGCCCTTTGTTGCCATAATGATGTAGCCAACACAGCACAGCATTTTTGATGAAGTAGTCATCATCCAGTGATTTACTTTTTGCCATAGTATTTAGAAGTGATACGGTTAGCGCGTTGCCAGATGATAGCAGACGCGAACAATCCCACCATACCGACAACGGCAAGGATGATGTTTGTTTCAGTCCAAAGCATGTAGCTGCGTCCGTGGTGAA